TTACAGACCCAACATCAGATAGAACAATTACATTTGGGGATGAGACAGGAACAGTTCTAACTACTGGTGCTACAAATATTGTATCAGGTGCCATGATGAAAACTTCATCAACACTTTTAATTGTAAATTCGGGTGGTACAACATTAAAAACAATTATCGGTTCAGGCGTTGCGTCATAAATAGATAAAATAGGAAAAACAAATGCCAGCTATTATTACAGAAAAGTTTAGATTACATAATGCCGCTCAGTTTGAGGAATCATTCACTGAGTCTGCTAACAACGTGTATTATCTATTTATTGGTAAGAGTACACCTTTTACTTCTGGAACAACTGGAGGGTCGGACTCTTCTCCACCAACTCCTCTTGATAGTCCTATTAGTGAATATTATACATGGGATGATATGCTTGCTGCTAAAAATATTGGTTCTTCTAATATTCAAAGAGTTATCCCTAGAAGAAATTGGGCTAACGGCACGATATATGATATGTATAAACCTACATATAATTCAACTAATTCAGCAACCTCTGGGGCAACAAATTTATACGATTCAAGTTTTTATTTTATGACATCTGATTTTCGTGTATACAAAGTTCTTGATAATAATGGTGGGGTTGCATATTCTGGATCAGAACCAACAAGTACAACAACTTCACCTGTCAGTGGTGGTGGTTATGTTATTCAGTATATGTATACTCTTACATCAAGTCAAATTAATAGTTTTGTAACTGCTGACTTTATACCTGTTACAACAAATTCTACAGTTAGTGCTGCAGCAGTAGATGGTTCAATTGATTCATTATCAATTACTTCTGGTTCTGGATATACTGATGGAACTTATTATGCTGCAGTATATGGAGATGGAACTTCTCAAGGAACATCTTCTGGTGCTATTGTAAGAATTACAGTTACAAGTGGAGCGATTAAAGCTTTTGGTTTATCAGCAGGAACAGATACAACAATTTCAAGCCCTGGTGCGGGATACACATATGGTACAGTTAATCTTGCAAGTGGTTATACATTCTCAGACGCAGCTCTAACTAGTGCTTCTGCAATCGGTGGTTCTGGTGGTTCTGTAGATGTTTTAATTGGACCAAAGGGTGGACATGGTTTTAATGCAGTAGAAGAGCTTGGTGGTCATTATGTAATGGCTGGTATAACATTAACTTCCTCCGAAGGGGATGATGTTACCACAGAGAATGACTTTCGTAAGTTAGGAATTGTAAAAGACCCATATGTATTTGGAACAACTTCAGTTTCAACTGTATCTACTGCAAGACAAACATATGCAATAAAAGTAGCATCTGTATCTGGTACTTTTGATGGAGATGAGAAAATAAGTCAAGCTACTACAGGTGCAATTGGTAAAGTTATTGAATATGATAGCACAAATTCAATTATTTATTATGTTCAAGAAAGATTTGGAGATTATGGAACAAATGGTACTACAGGTGCAAACGTTGCATTTAGTGGTGCAAATATTATTACAGGCGCAACTTCTAGTGCAACTGGAACCCCAGACGCAAGTGCAGACACAGCTGTATCTCTTGCGGGTGGTAATACAATCACTTTTTCAGATGGTTATGCAAATCCAGAACTTGCTTTTGATAGTGGTGATATGATTTACTTAGAAAATAGAAAACCAATAAGTAGGTCTTCAGATCAAATTGAAGACATTAAAATTATTGTGGAGTTTTAATAGATGCCTCAACTTACCGACTTAAATGTAGCACCATATTTTGATGATTTTGAATCATCTGATAATTTCGTTAGAACTTTATTTCGCCCTGGATATGCAATACAAGCTAGAGAGATAACTCAACTTCAGTCTGCTCTTCAGAATCAAATTGAAAGAGGTTTTAGTCATGTTTTCAAAGATGGAACAATGGTTATTCCTGGTAATTTAGCTATGCAAACCAGCGCCCGTTATGTAAAACTTGAGAATTCCTTTGGTGGTGAGACTATTGATGTTTCACAATATGTTAATTCTGACATTCCTGTAATATTAACTGGTGCTACATCTGGTGTACAATTTACTGTATCATTCGCAACTCCTGCAACAACAACAGACCCAGCAACTCTTTTTGGTACATATACTTCATCAAATCTATCAGGAGCAAAAGTAACCACACTAACATCAACTGAACAAGATGCTGATGGATATAGTATATTTATTCCTAATGAAAATATTTCTGCTAATGTTTCTGTACAACATGGAAATACAGTATTTACTTCTGGACAAGTTTCTATTAAAACACAATTAACAGAAACAGTTCTTAGTATAGGAGAAGTAGCTACTGGAACAACTGGGCCCATAACAGATCAATCTATTATGGCTGTAATATCTAATGGTATATATTATACTAGAGGAAGTTTTGTTGAAGTTTTAGATCAAACTATAGTTGTAAGTAAATATTCTAATACTGGAAGTCATAAAGTTGGATTAACAATTACTGAAGATGTTATTACTCCCGAAATAGAAACTAAACTTCTAGATAATGCACAAGGATCGCCTAATTTTGCTGCAAAAGGTGCTCATAGATTAAAGATTACACTTACCCTTTCAACCATTGATATAGATTCAACAGATGATAGCGCATTTATTGAAATTGTAAGAATTAGGAGAGGCGTTATAGAAAAATATGCAAGAGCTACAGAATATTCTGTTTTAGAAGAAACTCTTGCAAGAAGAACATTTGATGAATCTGGTAATTATACAACAAAACCATTTACTTTTGAAATTAAAGAAACTATTGACAGTAGTGTTAAGGGAGAAATTTTTAAAGGTATATATCAGCCAGGACAGATAACTGATACTGGTAATATAGCATCAGAGGAGTTTCTTACTTGTCAAGTTTCTACAGGTAAAGCTTATATTAAAGGTAAGGAAGTTGAGAAAATTGCTCCTACTTATATTGATATTCCTAAGTCAAGAGATTTTGAAACAGTAAATGCAAGTGTTTCTTCTTTTGATGTTGGTAATTTTACTAATATCAAAAATTTATATGGAACTCCCGATGTATCATTTATAAGTGGTGAATCAAGTGCATTTAAAGAGATTGGTTTTTTTGATAAAGAAATTCAAACTCCAGGCACGGCTTCTGGAACTAAGATTGGTATTTGTAGAGCAAGAACATATCAACATGTTTCTGGTGTAATAGGAACTGCTGATGCAGTATATAGATTATACTTATTTGATATTAGGCCATTTACTGTTATTGAATTATCAGGAACACCAAGTCCAACAGTATTATCTGCTGCATCAAATGGTGGTCAACTTGTTACAGGAAGTACTACTCAAACAACTGGCTTTTTGTATGGTGGAGAATCATCTGGAGTTAATATTTTTCTCACAACGGTATTAGGAAATTTTCAAGTAGGAGAAACTTTAATATTATCAAATTCAGCTGAAACAGGTGGTATTATAGAAGATGCTGCAAATGTTGATTTAACTGTTGTTAGTTCTACTACTTATAATTTTAATGACCTTCGCTCTTTCCATATGGAAGATGCTGATAATGGTCAAGACTTCACTGCTGATGCCGAGTTAAGAAATGTAAGTACTTCCGATGTTTCTCAGATTATTTTTAATGCAACAGATGCAAACCTATCAGATGTAAATGATAATATTGTTCTTGAAGAAGATAATTCAACAACTATTGCTTTAGAAAGAAGGAAGGTTGCTCAATTAATTAGTCCCGAAAAAAATCTGTCTATATTCAGACTTGCGAAACGTCCAGTAAAGACTTTATTAACTGCAACAAATGCTGGAGAGAGTGATACACAATTTACAATTCGCAAACAATTTATCGCAACTTCAAGTTCTGCTGGTTCAGTTCAAATTTCTGGTGGAACAAATGAATCATTTTTAGCTTATACCAATGCTGATTATACTATTTCAATTTTATCAGCTGGGGATGGAACGGGTGTTCAAGGACAAATTGTTACTGCGGCCACTGGTTTTGCTGGGGCAGGTACTTCTTTAGTTACTATAACAAATGATGCGGTTTTTGGTGCTGGGGCAAAAGTAAAGATAATGGCAACATTACTTAAAACTTCTGCGATTCAAAAATCTAAGTCAACTAAATTGATGAAACAAGTAAAAGTTGTTGCTGGAACTACAGATGCATATGGAACTAGACCTACTGATAAAGAAATTTCTCTGGGTAGAGCTGATGTGTTTAGGTTGATGGCTGTTTATGAATCTGCTAGTTCAAGTACTGATGCTGTATCTCCTTCTATTTCTATTACTGGAGTAAATGGAACTTTTATTAGAGGAGAAAGAATTACTGGATCAATTTCGGGTGCAACTGCAAGAGTTACCACAACAAGTAGTCCCTTACAAATTGTTTATACAACAGGAAATAAAACATTTAATGTTGGTGAAGAAATTCTTGGAGAATCTTCTGGCGCAACTGCATCAATATCAGTATCAACAGACGGTAGTTCATTAATCACAAGTAATTATCTTCTTGATACTGGTCAACGAGATAACTATTATGATATTGCTAGAATTGTTAGAAAGGCCGGGCGGCCTGCTCCAACGGGAAGACTTCTTATTATTCATGATTATTTAGAACATGGTGCAGGGGATTTACTAACCGTTGATTCATATATTGATGTTGCAAATCAAATGGATTATGTTGATATTCCTGACTATGTAGCGAATAAAGTTGATCCTGATGCTCCTGCTCCAAGTGGAGCATTTCAATTATATAATGTTTTTGATTTTAGACCCTGCTGTGAAGATATAACTGGAGCTAGTTCAGATGAAACTAGTGTAGATGAAATAACTGGGTATTCTTTTGATTTCTTTCATAGACAGTTTGATGGTGTAGGTGCATCACCAAGTAATTTTCTTAAACCTCAGTCTTTAATACAAGCAGATTATGAGTTTTATTTGGGTAGAAAAGTTACTATTAGTATAACTCAATCTGGTCAGTTTGATGTTATACAATCAATATCAGGTGAACAAACACAGGCGATAACTAACGAAACAGATAGAATGATGGTTGCTCAAATTGATATCCCTGCTTTCACATTTTCTCCAAAAGATTGTGTGATACAAAGAACAAAGAACCAACGTTTCACTATGTCAGACATTGGTAAACTCCAAGATCGTATTAAAAATATAGAATACTATACACAATTATCTTTATTGGAACGTGATGCATCTAGTTTTGAAATTACTGATGCTAATGGATTAAATAGATTTAAATCTGGGTTTGTGGTTGACTCTTTCGGAGGTCATAGACTTGGAGATGTTAAAAATATTGATTATTCTTGTGCAATGGACTTTGAAGTAAAAGAATTAAGGCCTAAAACAAAAATTAAAAATATTGATCTGGTTGAAGAAGCACTTACTGATAGTGCTCGTACAGCTCAAGGATATCAAAGAACTGGTCCGCTTATTACTTTACCATATACAGAACTTACAAAAATGGAACAACCATACGCAACTAGACTTGAAAGAGTTTGTCCCGTTCTTTTATCTAACTGGACAGGAGAAATTGAACTTGATCCTGCCAGTGACAATTGGTTTGAAACTGAGATTGCTCCTGATTTAATTATAAATGTAGAGGGAAATTTTGATACACTTTTAGCTGAAGCTGGAGGCGCTCAAAATCTTGGTACTATTTGGAATGCTTGGACACTAAATGGCGCAGCAACAGGGGGAACCGTATTGTCTACGGAGATGTTTGGTGAATTTGGAAATGGGATGAATAGAGTATTCTCATCCACCAGTAGTCAGGGGCAGCGCCGTACTGGACTTCAAACTAATTTAATTGAACAAATTGATCTTGAATCACAGGGAACTAAAGTTATTGCAAGGGCATTTCTGCCATTCATAAGACATAAAAATATTAATTTTACAGGCACATCCTTTTTACCA